ATGTAGGAAAAGATAATTCGGGTGGAGTTACAATTACAAAGGATTTGGAAATTCATTGTAAAGGAAAGCGTGTTTATATTATTGATGATATAGTAGATACTGGTAAGACAATGTTTGAAATCCTATTAATAGTAAATGATATGAAACCGGTAGACGTAAAAGTTGTTACATTACTCAAACGTAAAAAGGATAGTCCACCAGTAGATCATTTTTGTTTTGAAATAGATGATGAGTGGGTAGTAGGTTATGGATTAGATGATAATTCATTGAAGAGAAATTATAGAAACATTTATAAACTAAATTAATGTATCAAGCAGTAGCATACCAAAGGCGGTCCAATACCGTCCATATATGGGATGACGTAAAAGGTCACTTAAAGATAAAATATAAGCCATATGCATATGTAAAGAATCCATCTGGTGATTTAACAACATTAGATGGAACTCGAGTTGATAAAGTATGGAACCCAGACGAAAATGCTCCAGGACTTTATGAATCAGATCTGAATCCGGAGATGAGAACTCTAATAGATCAATATACCGATTCAGATGAGATCTCTACCGGCCATAGAACTTTATTTATTGATATCGAAGTAGATATTGAAAATGGATTTCCAACTCCAGAACAAGCTCAGAACGAGGTAACTGCAATTGCAATTTATGATGAAGCAGGTGATCAAAAACATGTTTGGATTTTAGATAAAGACTGTAAAGTTGCATCAACAAAAAAAGGTAATTTTGAAACAACTTCTTGTCAAGATGAAGCCACTTTATTAAATAAATTCTTATTAAAATATTATGAGATACAGCCAACCTTAATTACAGGATGGAATATTGACTTTTTTGATATACCATATCTTTATAATAGAATATGTCATGTGCTAGGTGAAACTCAGGCAAGAACATTATCACCTATTAAAGATGTAATTTGGTTAAAACATAGAGGTAGATATAGAATATCCGGAGTATCATGTTTAGATTACATGGCATTGTATAAAAACTTTACTTATAATGAAGAGTCTAGTTATTCATTAGAAGCTATATCTCAAAAAGAATTAGGTAAAGGTAAGATGAAGTACGAGGGCACCTTAGATGATTTGATGAAGAATGATATTCAAGGTTATATTGATTATAACATGAATGATGTTGATCTAGTATATGAAATAGATCAGAAAATGAAACTAATGGATCTAGCTCGTGGTATATGTCATAAAGGACATGTTCCATATGAAGATTTCTTATTTCCAACTAGATATTTAGATGGAGCCGCATTAACATATATGAAACGGCTAGGTACAGTAGCACCTAATAAGCCTAGACATGATGAAATAAAGCATGTAGATTTATTAGGAGCATTTGTAAAGGCCCCTAATCCAGGAAGATATAAATGGGTATATGACCTTGATTTAACGTCGTTATATCCTAGCATTATAATGACACTTAACGTTTCACCAGAAACCAAGATAGGCAAGATAGAAGGATTTGATAACCATAAATATCTTAAAGATATTCCAATGGAATATTCAATGGCCAATGACGGTTGGGAATCATCAATTGCATTACGATCTTATTTAACAGAAAATAAATATTCTATAGCAGCTAATGGAGTTATATATGATACTAAACAGAAAGGTTTTATATCATCTATACTTGAAAAATGGTTTGCAGAACGAGTTGAATACAAGAACTTAAGAAAGAAATATGAAGCCGAAGGAGATGCAGCAAAGGCAGAATATTTTGATAGATTACAATTAGTAACCAAGATTCTCTTGAATTCATTTTATGGAGTATTAGGGAATCCTACTTTTAGATTCAATGATCCGGATAACGCAGTTGCAATTACAAGTACCGGCCAACAACTAATTAAATTTACAGCCGATATCGGTAACCAATTTTATGCAAAAGAGTTAGGAAAGAAAAAGGATTATTGTATTTACATTGATACAGATTCAACTTTCTTTTCATCATTGCCGTTAATCAAAAGTCGTTATCCAGATTTTGATATCACCGATGAACCCTGGATGGCCGAAAAGACAATTGAGATTGCAGGCCAGGTTCAAGATTTTATTAATAGGTCATATGATATATACGCAGAAAGATTCCATAATGTAACTAATCATAAATTTGATATTAAACAAGAACTTGTAGCAAAGGCTGGGCTATGGATTGCCAAAAAGAGATATGCTCAATGGATCATTAATCAAGAAGGCCATCCATGTAATAGATTAGACGTAAAAGGATTAGATGTCGTGAGATCATCATTTCCTCCATCATTTAGAAAGTTTATGGCCGAGGTGTTAGAAGATATTCTAAATGATATTTCAAAAGAGGAATTAGATGCTAAGATTTTAGCTTTTAAAGAACATATGAAGACATTACCATTAATAGATGTCATGTTTCCAATTGGCGTTAAAAATGTTAAAAAATGGCAAAGGAAAGGTGATGGTATATTTGCAGTGAGGATGAAGGGGACGCCTGTACATGTTAAGTCTGCTTTAAATTATAACGATATGTTAAAGCATCATAAGATAAAAAGCGTTAGAGAAATAATAAATGGTGAGAAAATAAAATGGACTTATGTTAAGGCTAATAACATGGGACTAGATACAATGGCAATGAAAGGATATGAAGATCCAGCTCCAATAGAAAAATTTGTGCAAGATAATATAAATTACAATAAAGTATTTTCATCTGCATTTGCTAACAAATTAAATGATTTCTATGGAGCAATGCACTGGGGCAGTATCCCAGAAAATAATAATTTAGGTAAATTTTTTGCATTCAACTAAAATGGTTCCGTCAATTAAAAAAGGAAAAAAGATATGGAAACAATAATGACAGTTTTAAGTACAGTTGGGGTCGGCGCGTTAGCGTATGCGGTTGCGGCTGTGATAAGGTTAAGTAGAAGGGTCAATGATCTGGAACTAGTAAGAATGGAAATGAACGATATACACAATGATGCGAATAAACAGATTGAATATGAGTCTAGAGATAGAGTTACATGTGATCAGGAAATTCATACCAGAATTGATGAATACCAAGTTCAAGTAGAAAGTAGTACGGATAGACGTTTTGATAACGTTTGGGAATTACTACATAAGTTAGATAACACAATTAATCCGAATACGGATATTTTAAAAAAATAATTAACATTTAGATGGAATTATTAGGTTGTTTGCAGAAAATTTATTATATTAATTAAAATAAGAAAGAAATGTACGGAAAGAGTTATTGGTATGGAAGAGAAGTAGAAGGGCGGTTGTCTGATATAGAAACGGTATTTGTTAGAGGACAAGTGCCTGAAAATTATAAAGATTATCCTCATATCTATTTTACAATAGAATATATGGAAATGGCATGTGTTCATGGAAATTGGGATGAAATTCATAGTATATTAAATACTAAACAATACATCACAGTAGAAGCTAATGATAAGATTATGGACAAGATTCCAATGTCTATATTCAATAGAGCTCATGTTATATATAGGATATCAGATGAACATGTTGCAAAACTAAAAAATACAGATACATTATCAATTGATGCAGGTTGGTATAGAGTACACCAAATTACAAAATGTAACATGATGGAAATTAATCCAGATGATTATAAATTTGATAGAATAAAAGAATAATATGAAAAGAAATTTATTTTACTTCGGCCTCGAGCCATTAAAAGCAAGGTATACATATCAATTATGTAAAGAGTGGATGCCAAAGACATTTGCAAAATATGCAGATACACTAAATTTTATTGATATAGAAGGAGATTTTGATCCGGATTGTGAAATTAAAGTAGGAGCCGTATTAGATGCAATTGGTAGAGGAAAATATAGTTTATCTCAATGCCAAAACTTCTTAGATATGCTATATAACGACAAAGTCAATGACGGTGATATAATATTCTTGCAAGACTACTGGACCCCTGGAGTTGAAGCCATATGGTATGCATTAGACCTGTATGGCTATAAAGACGTAAAGGTGTATACAATGTGTCATGCGCAATCAGTTGATGAATATGATTTTACATATCCAATGAGAGAATGGATGAGACCATATGAATTAGGTTTGGATAAAAGATTGACTGGTATATTTGTTGGTAGTACTATTCATAAAGAACAATTAAGGCAAGCCGGATTTGAAGCTCCTATACATGTTGTATCATTGCCAATTCATAAACAAGCGACATTAGAAAAATTGCCTGCAGGAGAATACACTAAGAAAAATACAATTGTATATTCATCTAGATTAGATAAGGAAAAGAATCCTTTCTTCATGATGAAAGTAGCAGAAGCATTTCTGGAAAATCATCCCGATTATGAATGGCACGTAACTACTTCAGGAAAGGAATTTAAAAGTATGTTGCCTGGCGTTATTGATGCATTGAATATATTAGCATCTAAGCAGCCAAGGTTTGTATTAATGTCCGGCCTTACAAAGGAAGAATATTATACAGAATTAGCAACATGTAAAATACAATTCAATTCAGCTTTACAAGATTATATATCATGGACAGTAATTGAGTCAACTGCATTTGGCGCAGATATTGTATTTCCATTCTTTAGAAGCTTCCCTGAATTTATTGATGCAGATAGAATGTATAAGCCATTTGATGTCAAAGATGCATTAGAGACAATTGAAGATGCATTAGAAACACCAAAAGTGCATTCGTATATTGTAGATAGATCAGACCTAGGTAGACGAATGGAAGGTTATATTGTAGCAAATGATTATGAACATGAATTATGTATTTGGCATGAAAAGGAATTATGCGAATCACTATTAGAACAAGAAACTAAAAAGATAATATGAAAGATTTAATTTATTACCCATCATTATCTGCAGGAGGCTGTGCCGGAGACTTTAAAAAGAATAAAGAAGTTAAACCTGGCCTATCTTGTAGATTTTATGATAAGGATTTTCCAGAAAAATGGAGACATCCATATTTTCTTATTACAGCCGGACATCATTACAAATGGCCAGACGCAAGACAGCGTTATGGATTAGAAGATGATGTTCTAGTAATGGGAGATTCAGGAGGATTCCAATTGGCGACAGGCGCGATTAAATGGGATCCATCATTTAAGGTAAAGATATTTGATTGGTTAGAAGCAAATTGTGATATTGGAGTTAATTTAGATATTCCACCTAGAGCTAAATATGATGGAAAGTTCAATGAATGTCTGAATATTAGTTATGATAACTTTAAATACTTTGCAGATAACCAAACGGGTAAATGTAAATTCTTAAATGTTATTCAAGGAAATAATGTAGAAGAATACGAAATATGGTATCAGAAGATGAAAGATTTTGAATTCAATGGATGGTGTATCGGAGGAGCTCAAAAAAGAGTCACAATGTTTATGTCAGCATTAGTTCCGATGATTAAGAATAGAGAATTTGAAAAGATACGAAATGAGTTTATACATGTATTAGGCATATCAAAGATTTCAGATTTCTTTATGTTAAGCTTCTTACAAAAGATGTTAAACAAATATCATGGAGGTAGAATACAAGTATCGACAGATTCAAGTTCGCCAGGTTTATATCCTGTATATGGAACTCATTTGCATTCACCTCAATTAAGTAAAATGACCTTTACGGATTTATATTTTCCAAAAGGTGATAATCTTCCATATAACGCAGATGACCTAGTTCCTAACCCATTAGGACATCCGGTATG